CGGTCCGGATGGGCCGCGACTTCGTGAACGGCATCACCTTCGACGGGGCGGTCCTCTTCGTCGGCGGCGACATCTTCAGCGGCGACATCCACGACGAGCTGCTGGAGACGAACGCCGAGACCACCTACGCCAGCGTCATCCGCTGGCTGGACCCGCTCGAAGCGATCATCCTGACCATCGCCGACCACTACGGCTCGGTCCACGTCGCGGTCACCTACGGCAATCACGGCCGGCGCACCCGCAAGCCGCGGGCCAAGCGCCGGGCACAGGACAACATCGAGTGGCTGCTGTGGCGGGTGATCCAGCGCAGCCTCGCGGCCGACAAGCGCATCACCTGGCAGGTACCAGACAGCGCCGACACGCTGGTCCCGGTCTACGGCCACCGCTTCCTGCTCACCCACGGCGACCAGTTCCGGGGCGGCAGCGGCATCAGCGGCGCGCTCGCCCCGCTCATGCTCGGCAGCCACCGCAAGACCCGCCGCGCGCAGCAGGCCGGCCGGCCATACGACGTCATGGTCATGGGCCACTTCCACCAATACCTCACCCTGCCGGGCGTCATCGTCAGCGGCTGTCTGAAGGGGACGGACGAGTACGCGTTCCTCGGGAACTTCGGCCACGAGGAGCCGCAGCAGGCCTTCTGGGTCGTCACCCCCGAGCGACCCGTCACGTTCAGCGCCCCGATCCACGTCAGCGACCGGAAGGCCGAGGGATGGTGAATGACCGAGCCCGTGGCGCAAGTGCTGGTGGCGATCTGCCTCTTCGGGATCGGGCTGTGGATGTGGGCGGATTGGCAGGGGCGCCGCCGGTGAAGCGGACCAGCTGCTCGTTCTGCCGGGCCCGCGGCGAGTACGAGGGCATCCACACCGGCCTACTCTTCTGCGGCCCGCACCTGGTCCGCTACTACCTCGGGCTGCACTACACCGGAGCGTGACGGCATGGCCGAGCGCAGGACGTACACGAAGCGCCAGAAGCTCGCCGTGGTCGTCGCCGCCGAGATGAGCGGCCTGACACCGACGGCCGAGACCACCGGCATCCCCAAGAGCACGATCGCCTACTGGCTCGACCAGCCCGAGTTCGCGCAGGTTCGCACTAGGACGCGGGAGGCGCTGGCCGACGAGATCAAGGTCGTCGCGCACCTCGCCTGGCTTCGCATCGCTGAAAGCCTGCGGGATGGGACGATGGAGCCCCGCGACGCGGTCTTCGCCGCCGACAAGGCGACCAGCCTGTACCAGCTCGTGACCGGCATGGCGACCAGCAGGACGGAGTCCCGTGACCTCACCGGCACCATCGACGACGCTGAACTCGCTGCCGCCATCCGAGAGGCGGAGGCTCTTGCTGGCGGAGGCCCGTCTTCGGCTTCGGAGTAGGCAGCGCGCCAAGGGCTACCCGCTCTACCTCGGGGACCCGGTGGGCTTCATCACCGATATCCTCGACGAGCGCCCGTGGAGCATCCAGTCGCAGATCGCCGAGGCGGTGCGGGACCACCCGCAGGTCGCGGTCCCGTCGTGCTTCGGCAGCGGCAAGGACTGGATCGCCGCGCGCCTCGTCGCGTGGTGGGTCAGCACGGGCGGGGTCGCCGTCACCACGGCCGACACCTTCCGGCAGGTCCGCGACATCCTGTGGCGCGAACTCCGCAAGGCGCACCAGCGGGGCGAGCTGCCGGGCAACATCCCCTCGGTCGAGTCGCGCTGGGAGGTCCCCGAGACCGGCGCCTTCGCCGTCGGCTTAAAGCCCGAGGACACGAACGCCGAGGGCTTCCAGGGCATCCACGGCAAGCGGGTGCTCGTGGTCATCGACGAGGCCAACGGCGTCGGGGCCGCCCTGTGGGAAGCGGCCAAGGGCCTCGTGGTCAACGAGCGGAGCCGCATCCTCGCCATCGGGAACCCCCACGAGCCGTCCGGGCCGTTCTTCGAAGCCTGCCGGACCGCCACCTGGCACACCATCCACATCAGCGTCTTTGACACCCCCAACTTCACCGGCGAGCCGGTGCCGGCCAAGGCGCAGGCCGAGCTGGTCGGGCCATTCTGGCTAGAACAGCGGCGGTTGGAGGGGCTGGAGGGGACGCCGTGGTGGCAGGCGAAGGTCCTCGGGCAGTTCCCCGACACCGCCACCGATAGCGTCATCCCGCTCGCGTGGGTCGAGCAGGCCCGAGCCCGTCCGCACACCCCCGACGCGAAGGAATGGGCCGGCCTTGACATCGCTCGCTTCGGCGACGACGACACGGTGCTCGTGGAGGGCAGCGGCAACGGCCCCGAGCGCGTCGACATCGTCCACGGGCAGGACACGATGGCCGTGGCCGGCCTCGGGATGCGCTATCTCACCGAGCGGCGCGGGACGCTCGCCCTCGACGTCATCGGGGTCGGCGGCGGGCCATACGACCGCATCCGCGAGCAGCGCCCGCCGGGTACCGTGCTGGCGGTCAACGTCGGGACCGCGCCCGAGCGGGACGCCGACCTGCTAGTCAACCTCCGGGCGCAGCTGTGGTGGGATGCCCGCCGCCAGCTCGACCCATCGAACACGGTGGACGAGCCGATCAGCCTCGCCCGCCTCGCCGAGCCGGTGTACGCCCGGCTCCGGACCGAGTTGACCAGCCCGACCTACCGGATGACCTCGTCGGGCAAGGTCCAGATCGAGTCCAAGGACGAGATGAAGGCCCGCGGCCTGCCCTCGCCCGACCTCGCCGATGCCTTCAACCTCGCCCTCTACGCCCGGGCACGCGCTCGCCGCCGGGTATCCAGCTTCGGAGCCGTCGCGTGACTGACCCTTGGGCCTACATCGCCATGCTGGCAGCCGAGCGTCGCGCCAAGGCCGTGACCGGCCCGGGCGTCATCTCGATGACATACGACCCACCCCTCACCACCTCCTACGGGGCGTCGCAGCAGCAGCGGATGGCGGCGTACCTGAAGGCCTACCGGGTCGGCTGGTTCTACAAAGCCGAGCATCGCATCGCCACCGACTTCGCCTCGCTGGGCTGGCACGTCAGCGCCGGCGACGATGACGAGGGAGACGAGCAGGACAGCCTGCCGACGCCGGACCTGTACGTCCCGTTCGCCTCACTCTCGCCCATCGAACAGTTCATGCGGCTGTTGGAGCGGCCCAACCCGCAGCAGACCGGGCGGCAGCTCTTCGAGAAGTCGATGATCCGGCTCGACATGGCCGGCACGACCTTCCTGTACCTGGAGGGTGCGCCCGGCCTGCCGACCGCCATCTACGGCATCAGCCCGACCCGGATGACGCCCTCGCGCGACAAGGCGGGGAACCTCATCGGCTGGGTCATGGACCTCGACCGGAACGGCATCGGCGTCCCCTTCGACGCGGCCGAGATCGTGAAGGTCGCCTACGGGTCGCCCGACGACGACGTGTGGGGCGTCGGCGTGGTCGAGGCGGTCGAGGCGCAGGTGCCGCTGTCAGGCCTGATGTCGCGCCACATCGCGGACGTGCTGACCACCGGCGGGCGGCTGGCGGGGATGCTCACCCCCAAGGACCGGACGCTCACCGAGGACGAGTTCACCGACGTCCAGCGGGCGTGGCGGAACGTCGCCTCCGACCCCCACGCGGCGCGGCGCCTGCTGCTCTTCCCCGAGCCGATGGAGTGGACCGCAGCGGCGGCCAAGCCCGAAGAGATCGGCATTCCCGAGCTTGCCAACCTCAACCGCGACGACATCCTGTCGGCGTTCCCGATCAGCCCCTACATGCTCGGCGTGCCGATGCCGGGCGGGCTGAACAGCGGCGAACTCCGCAAGCAGGAGCGCAAGGACTACTGGGAAGGGACCATCCACCCGCGGGTCGACCTGTGGGAGGAGGCCATCAAGGTCGACATCCTCGCCCTGTACGAGGGTGCCACGGGCCAGACCTTCGACTTCGACTTCGAAGAGCCCAACCTCGACGACGCGGCGTCGCTGACCGAGAAGGCGGCGGCCCTCCGCGAGCTGTGGGACCTCGGCTTCGACGAGAAGGGCGCCATCGAGGCGGTCGGGCTGGACGGCATCAAGTGGAACGGCCGCCCCGAGCCCGAGCCGGTCGTCATCGAGCAGCCGGTCGAGCCGCCCCCGCCCGATGAGCCCGTCGTCAAGGCGGTCAAGACGCGGCAGGAGCGCCGGGCCGAGGCGACCGAGGCCGCCGTGGCCGAGGGGCTGGCGGACCTGCGCCGGTTCTTCGCTGAGCAGCGGGAGCGCATCGCGGCGAACATCCGCGCGACCATGCCGGCCCGCAAAGCGCTCCGCAAGGCCAGTCCCGACGACTGGTGGCGCGAGGAAGTCGAGGACAAGGCGCTCCGCGAGGCCATGCGCGGCCTCTACGCCGCCATCGGCCGCGAGGCCTTGCAGGTCGTAGCCGACGACCTCGACCGCGTCATCGGTAAGAGTCAGGTGGGCCGGGTCCTCGAGGGGCTGGTCCGCTGGGGCGGCCAGGGCATCAAGCGCATCAACGACACCACCCGCGACGCGCTGGTCCGCGAGATCGCCGAGGGCACCCGCCGCGGCTACTCCGTGACCCAGCTGGTCGAGGGCGTCCCCGCCGAGGGCTTCCGCGGCGTGCTCGACGCCGGACTCGACAACGGCGTGGGGGTGTGGGACGAGCTGCGGGCCGAGACCATCGCCCGGACCGAGTCGATGCGGGCATGGAACCGGGCTGCGATCGAGTCCTACAAGGACTTCGGGGTGACCGAGCTGCTGGCCTACGACGGCGACTACGACGACGTGTGTCAGGCGCGCGACGGCCTGGTCTTCACCATCGAGGAGGCGATGGAGGAGATGGAGGCCGAGCATCCTAACGGCACGCTCGGTTTTTCGCCGGTCATGGACAAGGCCGCCCACATGGAGCCCCCGGTGCCGACCATCGTCCAGAACTTCTTCAACGGCCCCGACGGCATGAAGGCGCTCGACTTCCCGGCCCCGGTCGTCAACGTCCCGGCCCCGATCGTCAACGTCGAGGCGCCGGTGGTCAACGTCGCCCCGCCGGACCTGTCCACCCTGAAGGTTCCGGCCCCGGTGGTCGTCGTCGACAACGTGCGGGTGACATCCCTCCCCGACCGGGAGCATCGGGTCATCCGCGACCGCAACGGCAAGCCGACCGGCTCCGTGGAGGTCGACGCGTGACGGTCGACATCATGCCGGTCAACCGCTGGTACTGCCCCGAGTGCGGAGCGACCGACATCACCCATGAGCCCCGGCCCCATAGCCGGTTCCACGTCTGCCCGAAGCTGCGCTACCTGACCGCGCCGATGGTCCCCGCCGGGACAAAGGCGAAGGTCACGCTGCGCGAGCGCGAGGACTACATCAACGGCGACACGGTCCAGCTGGACCCCGAGCGACGACGACCGGTCATGTCGATCGTCACCGAACGAGACGACGGCAAGCAGGACGTGGCGGTCTTCGCCCCGACCGCCACCGCGAAAGGAAGCTAGAGCATGGCCTGGTCGAACTCCAAGATCTTCATGGCCTTCATCGAGGACGTGTTCGAGAACACGACCGCGATGGACCTGAACTCCGACACGTTCAAGGCGGCGCTGTACGACAACGACATCACGCCGGACCAGACGGTCGCCTCGGCCAACACCGCGTACAACGCGGGCCAGTGGGCGTCGGCCGGGAACGAGGTCAGCGACGGCACCGAGTGGGACGCTGCGGGTGAGCCGCTGACGTCGGTCACGTCGGGCTTCGCGTCCAACGTCTACACGTTCGACGCCGCGAACACGCCCTCGGGCGGGTCGAGCGCCACGCTCGCCAACGTCTACGGCTGTCTGGTCTACGACGACACCATCACGACTCCCGTCGCCGATCAGGGCGTGTGCTACAACTACTTCGGCGGCGTGAACAGCGTCACGGACGGGACGTTTACGATCGTCTGGAACGCCTCGGGCATCTTCACCATCACGGCCTGACCCGATGGCCGTCTGGTGCCGGCAGACCGTGGACGGCGAGGCGGCAGACGACCCCTGGCTCATCGAGCCGCACCACGTCGGCGACCCCGACGAGTACCTGCTCGCGCTGAAGGCCAGGGGCGCCGCCGACAAGGGATGGACGGTCCACTGGACCGGCCCCCGATCGTTCACCGCGACGAAGGTCCGCTGGCAGGCCGAGGCGCTGTGCGTCCGCGAGTTCTGGGCGGAGTGACCGATGGCCGTCGGCTACGTCGCATCAGCCACCAGCGGGTCGCAGGCTAGCGTCGCCTCGTTCAACATCAGCGCGTCGCTCGGGACGGGCGCGCGGGCCGGCATCGTCTTCGTCGCGACCCACAACAGCTCGACCGACATCATCACGGGCGTCACCTGGAACGGCGTGGCGATGACCCGGCTCTACCGGGCCGTGGACACCGACACCGAGCCCGGTTCGGTCGTCGCCTACTTCCTCGACAACATCACGAACGGCGCCGTCACCGTCACCCGGACGAACAACACCGTCGTCACGGTCGGCTACGCGGCGTCGATCTCTGCGTCGAACATGACGCAGGCGTACCAGACCATCACCCGCGTCAGCTCGACGCAGAACACCGACGCGAATACGAGCGCCACCGGCACCGGCGCCTCGGGCGAGGTGGCGGTCGATGACGGCAGCCCCGGCACGAACTCGATGCGGTTCTGCGCCTACTACAGCGGCGCAGCCACCCCGCCCTCGCAGGGCACGAACAGCACCGCGCTCCAGGTCCTCGACTCGACGGCCTACGGCTCGCGGTTCGTCCGCGAGACCACCGCCGGCCAGGGCAGCCGCAATGTCGGCGCCGCCACCGGCACGACCGACGACTGGGCGCTCGTCGCGGTGGCGGTCCGCGAGGTCCCGCCGGCGCAGGCTGGCGCGGCCACATCGACCGGCGCCGCCAACGCCGCGGCCGGCAGCGTCGCCCCCAACGCCGGGCTCGCCTCCGCCACCGGCGCGGCGTACAACGCGACCGTCGATGCGGCGACCTCGACGAACGCTAACGCCGAGCTGGCCTCGGCCACCGGCGCGGCCTACGGCGCGGCGGCGACGGTTTCCCCCAACGCGGGGCTCGCCGCGGCCACGGGAGCCGCTAACGCACCGGCGCCGAGCGTCGCCCCCAACGCCGGACTCGCTGAGGCGACCGGCGCGGCGCTGAACGCGACGACCCTGCTGGCCTCGAACGCGAGCGCGGGGGTCGCCACGGCGACGGGCACGGCGAACCTGCCGAGCGTCAGCGTCGAGGTCAACGCCGGGCTGGCCTCAGCTACGGGAACGGCTTACGACGCAACGGCCGACACGGCCACCTCGACGAACGCCGACGCGGGAGTGGCGACGGCCATCGGCGCAGCGGCAGCGGCGGCAGCCAGCGTTGCCGTCAACGCGGGCCACGCATCGGCGACCGGAGCGGCCCGGGACGCGGGCGTCAGCACCACCGACGAGGCGCCCGCGGAGAGCGGGTCGGCGACGGGCTCCGCCATCCAGCCGTCGCTCGCCATCGCCACGAGCGCCGCCACGGCCACGGCCACGGGCGAGGCCCGCAACGCGACCCCGGCCCTCGCGGTCCTGCCGGGCGGGGCGGCAGCGGTCGGCACCGCATACGACGCGACGGCCAGCGTGACGGGTGATACCAGCGCGACGGCGGGCCACGCCTCGGCGGTCGGCACCGCATACAACGCAACGATCAGCGCCACCGGCGGCGGCCGGTCTCCGCGGCGCGGTCCTCGGCGGCTGCCGGACCTGCCCGATGACGACGAAGACGCCCTGCTCCTGCTCATCGCATAGAGGGACACCGATGGACTACCTGAAGGCCGAGCGCGTCAACGCGACGAAGTGGCGGGTCCTCGCCATCCCGTTCGGCGGCCCCTTCGGCGGCAAGGACCTCGATGGCGAGTTCTTCAGCCCGCGGACCGACATCAAGCCGGACTGGTTCGACCGCCGGCCGCTGGTCTGGCATCACAACCTCGACCAGACGATGAAGGCCGACCCGGTACTCGGCACCGCCGACGAACTCGACCTGGAGGACGACGGCTGGTGGGCGACGCTCTGGCTGAACCGCTCGCACCGCTACTGGGCGCAGGTGG